GTTCGTCAGGTTGGATAGGTCAACCGTTGTTATTTCGTCACCAGCAGCAAGACCAGTACCGACCGTTGTTGGAACGGTGTTTATACCGGGCGCAGAGTCTCCTGTGATTGGCGGGTCTGGTGGGGTAAAGCCGCCGCCGCCAACGGGTTCTGTATCAGGCACCCCAGTGCCAATGGTAGGCCCGCTTATCCCTGGTTCTTCTACTGGATCTGTAACGTTGTTGGGAAAGTACGTGACCTCTTGCCACTTCCCTTTCCAACGGTCAGACAGCGCGTCAAAGGTTCCGCTTTTCATTATGTATGACCTGCCCGTCCTGTACAGCATGTACTCGGCGGCATAGTCGCTAATGGCCAGTGTACTGTCGAGCACAAATCTTTTAGCGTCTTGTAGGGCTAGTATGTTTTTGGCCCTCATTGCGCCGTGCCGCTGCGCTGTTGCGTCAATGTAGCCGCCTGCCGCGTAACGCTTCCAGCCTGTTGTATTTTCCCACAATAGGCCGTCCTTATATTCAAACCTACCAAAGCTGTTAGCCGATGGCCCATCGCCCAGCAGCACTTCCTTATCGATCAGCGCAGAGTTAGTGGCAAATGCCGCGTTAGACGCGCTGTATGTGCTAAAGTTATATTGGCCTGTCACGCTCCCCTCGATAGCCGTTTCCATGTAGGGGTCATATATCGTGTACTCAGCAGACGCGCTAACCCAAGGCACACCAGCTTTTAATATCTCTAGCACGGAAAATTGCAGGGATAAAGTACCGCCAATTGGTACCTCAGGAGTAAGTACGTTTATCTGTCTGATCGTGTCTTGTAGCTGGTTCACACGTAAGGCCGTGCCATACGATCCAGCAATGCCGTCAACCCACTCAGACAGAACAGCCCCGTCACCGTATGACACGATGCCGGAAGGTGTAACATTGTAGCTTCTGACTAGTATCTTTTGTTCTGTGTCGCCATCAACAAACAGCGTCATGCCAACGACAACGTGGACAGGTTCAACCGGGAACTGTTCGCCAGGTGGCGGTGATACGGTAAGGCTGGCCAGTGCGCTGATCCTAAGCCGCAGACCTGTTGCGGTGACGAAGTTCTGGATGGTTACAGCAGGGTTGCTAATGTTGGTCCACACTGCACTAGTCGGTAGTGTATTTTGCCTACTATAATGCTTATACACCCATTTCACGTTACGCAGTGGCGGTAGGTACGTAATCTTGCCGCCCCTAATAGTTACGCCAGGGTTGGTGTCGTCCAGATAGTCAGCAGTATTGCCAACCGTTCGCCGCCATGCACCCCACGTGGCCAGTACGTCATCAGATAGTCGCGTCCCTGCCTGGTCGTAACGAATCCAGGTAATACTGCCCAGCGTTCGCGTATAGTCAACCGTCTCGGCAAATACGTACCTGCCCCGGCTGTACATGAACCGCAACCCAAAGGCGCGGCATAACTCCAACAGCACATCGTACACGCTGCTGAACTTAACCTGTCCCTGGCGGTCTATTGTCCTGAATGCACGGTAACTGCACCTGATCAGCTTCATCTGGTCTGTTGCGTCGCTTGCCGTCAACCCTTCTGGCCACATCGTCGAGTTAATGCGGTAGTATTCTGCGCTGGCTGGGTAATACGTGTCTAGTGGGATATTAGACAGGATCGTACTAATGTGATCAGATACGGTCTGGTAATCGTCGTAATACACCCCGCCACCATCGTAGTCAATCGTTTTTAGCCTTGCAACGCCGTCCGTGGCGGTCACAGTGTAGTTGTAGTCGCCACTTGTATCGTCAATGCTAAGTAAGTCCGTCAGAACGAAGCCAACGAAGTCTAAAACGCCCGATCTTAATATTCTTAGTCTGTACACCGTCTCAGCTGCGTCAGACATGTTTTCCAGCACCGTCTCCTGTGCTGGATCTGTTACCCTGAAAACAACCTTGGCCTTTGACAGTAGTAGGTGTGCGTCAACATCCTTCTCGTCGAACTTATAGGAGTAGGACAGGGCCATCACCTTTATGTCCACCCCGCCGCCGTCTGGCGTTAGGTTGTCCAAGAATACGTCGTACCTGGTATTCTCTTGCGTGGAGTAAAGTTGTCCTTTAAGTTCTGTGGCCATTTAGAATGATCTTGCGTTTTGTTGTTGCACCGTGTCAATCAATGCAATTAGTTCGTTACCGTCGGCACGTAGTACGCCGCTGACCTGCCCGCCTGATGGCCGCATAAATTCGTTTAGTCTGTCTAGTGGAATGATCGCTTCCGGTCCTGCCTCACCTGCTACAAATAGTCCCGCGCCTGTTGTGATACCGCCGTCTGCTAATAGGGGTATTTTTAGCGAACTAAGTAATGAGTTGAACAATGCCGATGCTCCAGCACCAGCCGCAGCAGCTAGGCCGATGTTAAACGGAAAAGGCACTTTAGTAAGCGCCTCAGCCGCCGCTTCTGTCACTGCTAATTTAATTTTTGCGGCAATCGCTTCTCGTATAGCGCCAACAACAGCCTGTGCAAACGCCTTTGCAGCACTTGCGCCCCTAGACATTGATTGAGCCACCGCGCCAAATGCTTTTTGCCCCACCGTTTCCAGCGTTGCAATAGTTTCTTGCGTTTTCTTCAATGCGTCCGCTACGGCATTTTGCTCGGCTGTTAACTTTGCGAGTTTCTCAGTATATACTTCAACCGCCCCAACCCCAGCAGGAAAGTCATCTTCTGTCATGCTGTTAATCAGACCCCTGACAAGGCTGATCTTCTCCCCTAAAGCGTCGTATGTATCGCCAAAGGCCAACTGTCTTTCGCTGATCAGTTCTAAGCCGTCACGGTAGGGCGCAAAAATGTCATCCTGAATGGAAATTTTAGCCGTTTCGCCTACTTCTTGTAGTTTCTTTTCAACTAGGCTTAGTTGCTTTGTTACGCTGTCAAGTCCAGAAGCCTGCTCTATTAGGTCTGCCAAAAAGAAGCCGATTACGTCCTCCGGCTTAGACGCTTCTTTAATGCCATCGCCGCTAGGTGCCGTCGGGTCAACTTCCGGTATCGCAAAACTAGTTACAGCAATTGGCGCACCCTCTAGCGTTTCGTTAAACACCTTTACCGCCGCCTCTGCTGCCTTTCCTGCTGTTGCCGTGAACGTGGCTGGGTTAAATAGCGTTTTGCTCAACTTGTCGCCTGCTGATGCAAAGTCAAGGCTAAAGAAGTCTATAATGGCCCCAGCCGTATTTTTGACTGTATCAACGATGGCGATAATTCCCTCAATGACAAAAGAGATGCCGCCAGCAATAAGGGCAAACACAAAATTAAAGGCATTGCCAACCGAACTGAGCGCAGCAGACAAGTCAGGGAAGTATTTTTTTGCCAAGTCTTTGGCCCATGTCACAATTGGCTCGAACGCCTTTCCCAATCTAGCCAACTGAAACCTAAAGGTCTGGCTGTTTTTGTACGCCTTGACAAAAGCAATGGTCAGGACAGCAATGGCTGCAACGATCAAGGTAATAGGGCTGGACAGTACCGCAAAAACAGTAGATAGGCCGCTAAGTGCCTTCGAGAACGCAACAACCCGCAGGATGCCGCCCCCTGGGATCAGTAGCCCAGCAAAAGAACTGAATATTTTAAACAGTGCCGTCAGTTTGCCCAAAGGCCCAGCCAGTAAACTTAAGCCAGACAGCAGCAATGGTACAGACCGTGCCGCAGCACCAAGACCTAAAGCAAGCGGACCGATGGCAGCAGCACCAGCGGCAGCGTAAACAATAAACTTCTGAACGTTAGGATTAAGGTTTGCAAATGCCGAAGCAGCAGCAGCCAGGGTATCAGATAGCCGTTTCAAATTGGCCTCCAAGTTCAGCGTTTCTGCAATCGTTTTGCCAACCTCTCGCGCCGCAATTTGCAGTTCAATGCCGAACGTTTCAAACGCCTTGCCAAGACCGCCCTGTATGTTTTGAAAGGTCTTGCTTGTTTCTGCTGCCGTTGTTAGCCGCTCAATAAACTCCTGTGCGCTTACGCCTGCTGCATTGATGCCCTCAGCCGTAACGGTGCCAAACTCCTGTTTAACCACCGCAGCAAGCCCCGGTAGTCGCTCTAAAATGATACGTAACTCCTGTTGTAATATCTTGCCTTTAGCTGCTGACTGTGCCAACTGTCGCCCAACCTCGCCAACGTCCTGTGCAGAATTGCCAGTTAATGTTGCCGCACGGCCCAACTGCCTTAACAATCGTTCTGCATTGGCTGCGCTAACACCTACCGCCTGTAAATTAAGCGATCCAGCCGCCGCAGATTTCAGGTCGAGCGTGGTCTGCGTATCTTTTACAATGTTCAGCAAAGACTTGAACTGTCTTGTACCTTCCGCAGCAGATCCAGACACCGCAGCCAAACCCTTTTCCAGCTTGTCAAAGTCTGCAAAGGTCTTAACCGCCGCACCGCCAATGGCTAGAATGGGCAACGATACCCGCGTGGACAAGTCCCTACCAATACGCTCAGCCTTAAAGCTAAACTTCTTTAGCTGGTTCTCTGCCCGTCTTAGGGACTGTGCCAAGGCAGATAAATCTGCGCCAATTCGTATTACAAGACTTGATGCCATAATTAGTACGCTCCTGGGGTGATTATTCCATCTTTTTTGTCGTTTCGCCTGATAAACTCCTTCCACCCTTCTGGCATGTCCTCGATCCTGTTAGACCTTGGTATTGCCGAATCTTCCCAAGGAAGGGCGAACAAGTCTTTAGGGCTTTGAATTGTTCCCTTTTTCACATGTGGCGCAAGTGAGAAGTAGCTGATTAGTCTAGCCTGCTCCCACGTTTGCCGCTGCTGTCTTGCGTCGTATGTGTACCGTGCGATAATGGCAAGCCGTACCGCCGCAGGGGTCATTTGGTCAAGGATAGCGGGAGACAACCCCAACACCCCAACAGCCAGGGGATAGAGCGCCCCCGCCGTTAATTTCCCTCGTCAATAGCTTTTACTACCGCGTCTGAATCCTGCTTTGTTGGTGCAAGTGCTGCGCCAATGCCCTCAACTAACCTGATAGGGTAGCCTGGGTCATCGATTGCGCTCTCAACTTGCGCCTCTGTAACGTCCTGGCCTTCTGCCTGAAACATTACGCTGGTCAGCTTTGCGCAATTGTCAAAGCCGACCTTGTTTAGCATGGACTCAAGATCAGCAATCTTTGGTGCCTTTAACGCATTCGATAAGGCCCGCAAAGACTTAAAAGTGAACGGTACAGGCGTTTCCACGCCGTCAAAAAATAAACTCATGGCTGTTAGGTTTTAGGTGTTTAGGTTGGCCCCCAGCCGTCAAGCTGAGGGCCATTTGGGGTTTAGGCAATCGTAGCCTTTGCAAGTGCGCCTGATCCGGTGATCTGGAATGATGCGGTTGCGTTTTCGCCATCAGGGAAGGTCTGATCAAGCTGGGTAATAAAGGCCGTGCCTGAATACTCAATGTCACCTGTAACGCCAGTTGTGAACAGTACCGTCACGCCTGTACGGGCAATGATGGCATCGAACAGCCCTTCCACGTCAATACGGGCCTCGGCCTCAATTGTATCATCGTAACTGAACAGCAATTCACAACCACCGCTAAAGGATAGTTTGTCTGGTATCAGTTCAGTCCAGTTACCGCCGCCCGTATCTTTAGATGACGTTTCTGTGGTGGACAGGCTGATGGACAGGTTGGAAGATGTGGCATGTACCACTTTTTCGCCTGCAATTTGGATGCGGAATAAACCACCGCTTACAACTCCTGTTGTTGGCATAATTAGCTGATTTTATAGGCCCGGAAAGTCAGGGCGGTTTGCAAAATGTTTGTTTCGTCCTCAACGGGCAAATCTTCTTCACCTGTGAATCTTAGGCGCATAGTAAAAGAACCGTCATCCTCGTCTATGGCCTGTAATGTCTTGAAGTCAACCGCTCGGCGCGTTAGCCGTGCAATCTTCTTTATTGTGGCGTATGCTCCTGGCTGTTGCGCTGAAATAATGACCATCAGCGAGAACCCGTTGCTAACTGTACCATCTTTAGTACCCGTCAGTTCTTCCTCCAACTGGCTGTACACCACATTTGGGAAGTCGTCATCTTGGTTTGACTCAACAGCGGAAACGCGCATATCAGCACCAGCCCCCAACGATACAGCAAGGCCAGCAGGTGCGCCTGCGTCCGTCATCAGTTCCCGTATTGCGTATGGGGCAAATTCTGCCATCTTATCTAGTTTTAAAGCCAGCCCGCAAACCTCTTGCGGCTATGGCCTTTTCAGTTTCTTTAATCAATATCTTTAAAGCCGCTGGCCTGCCCCTGCTTAATGCCGGGTCAAGTACGCGCCCTTTGAATGCCGCAGACGATCCGAAAAGCATCGCCGCATAGTAGCCGTCAACAGGCTGGCCAACGCCACCATATTCACCAGCGTTTTTATTGGCAAACTGCGGCCCAACGTAGGCATCGGACGACTTGCGAAGGCTTAGGACTTTTAACGACCGCCGCAAGTTGCCAGGGTTGATGATGATCTTGCCCTTGTTCCTTGTGTGCGGTTTCTTGCTGTCCTTAAATCCTGGGTTTCGCCGTGCTGCAACTGCAACCTTTTGCGCCGCCTTTCTGGTGATCTTTTTACGGTCCTTTTCGGAGTAGTCAACTAATACCTTGTTCAGATTGCGCATTACTGCATCAATCTGCCTGTTTAGGTTTACAGCGTCAGACTTTTGCCTGTTGTCCCTTGATTGGGAACTGAGTAAAAACGCTGTACTTCTAAATGCTGGCATCAGATATAGTTTTCTCCAAGTTGTTCCGTTTCAATAATCAAAAAGCAGCGTTTCGGATCTGCTTCAAGGATAGACCGAATGGCATATTTTACCCCCCTGTACACTATCTCGTCCTTTGCCGTTAGTGTGACGTTGGGGTTGTTGCGTATAGTGAAGTTTACAGTCGTCATGGCCGTGCGCTGATCAGCTAATTGCTTCTCATCGCTGCCAATGCCTTTAAACTCCACCGCTGCCCATATCGGACCCAATTCTGTGACAATCGGAGTGATTGCACCAGAAGCGTCCCGTACTCCCCCAGCGTTCTGGAAGATGGTAATTTGTTGGTTCAGTTTACCTGTCGTTAAGTCACCCATCTGCGCACCGTATTTAGTAGGTTCTCAGACGAAGTAGGCAACCGCCTGACCTTATCCCCCCTGTTATCATACAAGTCCGCAACCATCAGGTGGATGGCCGCAACAATTGACCTTGGCACATCGCAAGCGTCCGTACCATAGCCAGCAGTATAAACCACCACTGTTCTGTCATCGGCTGCGCTGATCAATGTCACCGCAAAGCCGCTTAATGCGTCATCCGTCTCGTAGTCGTCAACAGTCAGTGCCGTTGCGCCCACCGTAACGCTGTCAATGCTGATTACCTCGCCGCGTGACAAGACAATAGACTCTCCAACGCCAAAAGACTCAGTAATGACCTGGCTGATAAATGCACGGTTCGTGTACTGTTCGCACTTCTCCCGCGCCGCAGAGATCAACGCCTCAATCAGATCGTCCTCACCATCCCAATCTACCTTTAGCCAGACCTTGGCCTCAGCTACGGATATTGGTTCAACATTGGGTGGAGTGGTTACAATCATTTCTTAGTAAATGTCTCTTTGCGGTGCATCCGTTTCGTGGCCTTTTCAGAACTCGGCGCGGCTGCTTTTTTGGTTTCTTTTTGGACCTGCTTCAACTCAACTGCAAACCCTGCTTTGACCATCGCCTTGGCCTTAGCTTCTGGCAGGTCTGCTGAATCGTCAATATTGTAGGCAAGGTTCCAAGGTCTACCCGTTGGGCTTCTGGTAAATACTACCTTCATCTTGTTGGGGTTTGATAGTTGGCGGGTGACGATCTATTGCCACCCGCCGCATATTGTTCAGTTATTACGCAGTTGCGCTGGTATCAATGTCCTTGATGGCTGCAAACGCTTTTGGCTGGCGTACTGCAACATCATGGAAGCCGTGCGTAATCAGGCGAACCATGCCACTTGTGGCTTTGCTGTACGGGTCTGCGATTACGTCCATACCGCCCCAAGTGCCGATGATCATTTCACGGAAATTACCGAAGATCAACGCGCTGGCCTCGGCAGTTAACGTGCCTTTGGTCAGGTCGCTTGGTACCTGCGTGGTAAAGGCTGCATTGTAGCCCAGCAGCGTACTGCCTGCATTCTCCATAAGGAAACGACCGCTACCTGCATCGACAGCAGTATTGAGCAGTTCAGCCATCACCTGTGGGTTAGA